AATTCAGATAAAGGTACAATAGTATTATTTTCTGTTATAATATTGAGCAGCTCAATACTTACATCACCAGCTCGCAGCAAGCCATCTTTTGAACCAGTTGTTGAACTTTCTTGTGTGGGCATTTAAATCTCTAGTTTTTGTTTAAAGTCTTTAACTACTAAATCTGTAAACGCATTTTTCAATATACGAATTCTTCTTTTTGATTCATTAACAACATCTTCATAAGTATAATTGGTAATTGGCGTACCTGATATAACTGTTGTACTAGTAATATTAGCAGTTACAGATGCATTACTGCTTAATTTAATTTGATCTCCCGTAATAAAACCACCAGTAGATACTGTAATAACTACATTAGAACTACTTATCTTTGATGTAATGACGGCTGTACCAATATTAGTATTATTACTAATAACATCCCCGGTTACAAAGCTACCAAAAGCTGCATTTGATTGTATATAAACATTACCATTAGTATATACCCCGTTAGCATCTTCAAAGTGATGTGTAGCGTTAATGTTATTATACTTACCCTCAATAACTTGAATAAGGCTACTGTAAGGTAGTACCCAGTCAAATCTTGGATCTATAATATCATTATATAATAAAATTAACCAATGTAGCTCAGGATTATTATAAAATTTCTCTGCTACTAATTCTGGAGTCTCTCCATCTTGAATATCGTATTCATCATACACCCCAAGAGTATTCTTTACTTCGTCACTTATTTGAACCCGTCTAGTGATATTTGTAACTATTTTAATATTACTTAAATCATGTAATGAGTAATAAGTAATTGGAAAATTTTCGAAGTACATTAGAAGGTACCATCCTTATTTTCTGCTATCATACCCTTAGTAATAATTTCAAGCTCTCTAAATGTTAGGCTTAGATTTATTTCTACCGGGGTACCGTCTTTAAAAGATGCAAATTGTTCTCCCCCATAATTTACTTCCATAGACTCTAATGCACAAGGTCTAAATTTATGAAAGTATGGGTTAGGTCCGTTTTCATAATAATACGTAATTTGAAATTCTGACGGATATATAAAGAATAATTTATTCGGCTGAGATAAATCCGGGTGCATATGTAATTTAAAAAGATATATAATATTTTTTATATCTTGAGATTCTTTTTTACTTTTAGGAAAAAATTTATACTTAAATGCAAAAGACCTGAAATCTACAGATTCAAATACTGTTTCTTTAAAAGGATTTAAGGCCGTACCTGAAGATGCACTTAACGCAGATTTAACGTCTACCCCGGAAAATGCTCCCGGTAATTTAGCCATTGTAGCACCGAAAGCAGCTCCACCTTCACTAATAGCCCCGTCTGCCATACTCCCACTTAATGCTCCAATTAAAGCCCCTAACTCCTTATTAGTATAATTCATATTATACTTAACAGTAGGGGGGCTATCTAGATGTAGAGCGATCGCGTCTTCAATTCTATACTTTACGTCAGGTTTTAATAAATCACTTGACTGTAATGCAGCAAAGGCAGTTACCCCTGCGCCAACACCAGCAAGACCTGTTATCCCACTGGCTACGCTATCAGCTCTTGCTAAAGCAGCATTACTGCTGCCAGCTCCAGTTCTAAAAACTTTTTGAGCTATTGCCTTAGCAGCGCCTGATACTACCCCTGCAGCTACAACCCCTACCCCTGCAGCAACCGCTGCATTTAAAGCGGTACCGCCCACCACTTCAGCGCTAGCAGATTTTGGATCTCTACCTACATTAACGTTAGCAACTTTTTTAGAGGACTTACTTATCTCTGATTTGCCTCTAACGTTTATATTAAACAATACAAAATGTTTAAGATCGTTTGAGCCTAAATCAGAAGGATAGGTCGTCGTTGTTACTCTATACTTACCCAGATCTAATTTACTTGTCTCAGGATTAGAATACTGTTGTTGTACTTTATCTCTATAATCGGTATAGGTTGCCATATGGTTTCCATAAATATTTCATTATTGACGTATTATTTATCCCGATATGTACAAAGCAACTTACAAAGGCCGTTATAGAGTTATTAATTCATCTAAGTATAAAGGTGATATTAATACTGTAATGGCCAGATCCTCCTGGGAATTAAGGTTTATGAAGTGGTGTGATAGCAACTCTTCTGTATTAGAATGGGGGTCTGAGACTATGATTATACCATATAAGTCTCCTGTTGACAACAGAATACATAGATACTTTGTAGATTTCTACATTAAGGTTAAAGATAAAAATAATGCTGTTACTAAGTATTTAATTGAAATTAAACCCGAAAAATTTACTAAGCCTCCTGCAGTGCCTAAAAGACAAACTAAACGGTTTATAGATGAGGTATTTCAATATGGAACAAATCAGGCTAAATGGAAAGCTGCTGATGAGTTTTGTATTGATAACGGTATGAAATTCTTGGTTTTAACAGAAAAAGATCTTGGTATTTAATAGATAAATATAATTATGGCAACTAAAAATCCCTTTCTAGATATAAGAGCTAAGGCCGGTGATACTACGAGATCACTCAGCTGGTATCAAGCTCAGGTTAAATCTTTACGAAATGTAAAGCCTAATAATCTAATGAGCAATACTCCTGAACTTAATACAAGGATTTTGCCTGGTACTATGGTAATGTTTTTATACGATGCTAAGTTTAAAGATACTTTGCCTTACTGGGATATGTTCCCGTTAGTATTACCATTTAGAAAAGTACCTGATGGATTTTATGGTTTAAATCTTCATTATCTGCCATACATGGCTAGATTTAAACTACTTGGTTATTTACATGATCTTGCTACTGATGATAAGAATAATGAGAATACCCGGTTACTACTTAACTGGAGAGTATTGAATAGCTCTTCTAAGTATGACCCAATGAAGGCTTGTGTTAAACATTATTTGTATAGTAATTTAAAATCTAAGTTTTTACAGATTAAATACCCTGATTGGATTACTGCATCCCAGTTACCAGTTGAGAGATTTGTAGGAGCTAATAAGACCGAAATCTGGAAAGACTCTCAGGAAAAATATTAATGGCAACAGCCAATTTTAACTTAAGTAAATTTATTAGTGCGGCAAGAACGGATAGTTTTGCTAGAACTAATCGCTTTGAAGTACTTATTCTACCCCCTAGAATTTTAGGGGGGATCCCTGGTAAGAACGGAGAGGCAATTAGTTTATATTGCGAGCAGACTAATTTTCCAATGCTTAATATTAGTACTAAAGCTTATAAGATATTTGGACCTACATATCAAAGACCGGTTACATCTGAATATGGTGGCGACGGAATATCGTTTGTATTCCATGTAGATAGGGATATGTTGGTTCGTAAGTTCTTTGAGGACTGGATGCATCTTATAGTTGACCCGGATACCTTTACTGTAGGTTATCAGGCAGATTATATTACAAGTATTTTTATTCGTCAACTAGATGATCAGAATAATGTTACTCACGAAGTAGAGTTACTAGAAGCTTTTCCTCGTAATATGAATATTATGGAGTTAAATAATGCATCTAGTAATCAGACCCACAGATTAAATATATTATTTGCTTATCGTTATTGGAAGTCTACAGATAGAAAAGTAGCTGCACAACCTGTACCAAGAGAAGCTAAAACACCAGAAATACCAAGATCAGTTACTGAAACTAGACCTAAGAATGTAACTATTACAGGTCAATACAACCCTGGGACAACTAATGAAGATATGTCCTTTGGTGTAGGACAATTGAGCGGTTAAAATTTATCATAGGAGATATAATGGCATTACCAAAACTTAATACCCCAACATACGAATTAAAATTACCATCTAGCGGAGAAAGGATACGCTTTAGACCTTTCTTAGTTAAAGAGCATAAAGTTCTTTTAACTATGTCGGAAGCTGAAGATAATGAAGTATCAAGAATTATTCGCGAGCTTGTAGATGTATGTACATTTAAAGAATTAAAAATTAAAGATCTACCGCACTTTGATATTGAATATATTTTTATGAATTTAAGAGCTAAGTCTATTGGTGAGATTGTAGATGTAGTTGTTAATTGTGAGTGTGGTACTAAAATTGAAACTAATTTTAATATTGAAGATCTTAAAGTTGAAGTAGCAGAAGGTCATAGCAATAAAATTATGATCAATGATGATGTTGGTATAGAGATGAAGTATCCTAATATCGATGAGGTAGTAGGTGTATTTGCATCTAATGATAGTCAAAAAATATTTGAATTAATTATTAATTGTATAAAAGCTGTATATGACCAAAATGAATACTGGGACGCTAAAGATCAAACTAGAGCCGAATTAGAAGAGTTCATTTACTCTTTGACAAAGGAACAATTTGATAACGTAGAGAAGTTTTTTGTTACTGCTCCAAAAATTGTGCAGATAATTGAAACTGATTGCCCAGACTGTAAGAAGCATAATATCTCAAGGTTAGAAGGCTTACAAAATTTTTTCGTATAGCCCTTTCCCATGATACGTTAGCTAATTACTTTACTTTGAATTTTTCGTTAATGCAACACCATAAGTATAGCTTAACTGAAATTGAAAATATGATGCCGTGGGAGAGGGAGATTTACGTTTCGTTATTAATTGACTATATTAAAACCGAAAACGAAAAGCTGAAAATGCTTAAACAAAACGCGAGGCATCAATGACAAAAAAAGTAGAAAAAGTAAGCGCTCAAGAAAAAGACTGGATGCAGAATAAATGGCGTCCTGCAATGGGTTGGATGTATATGATGGTATGTGTGTTCGACTTTATTGTATTTCCTATCTTATGGGCTATTGTTCAGTTTTGGGAGACTTCAGCTGCTAACGATGCATTCCGTCAATGGCAACCGCTAACTTTACAAGGGGCAGGTTTATTCCATATGGCTATGGGTGCTGTTCTTGGTATCTCAGCTTACGGTAGAACTCAAGAAAAAGTAGCTGGTGCAGCTAATCAACCTTCTATGGGTATGAGTTTAGATACAAATAGTAATATGGGTGGTATGAGTATGGATAGTTTTAGCTCTACTCCTTCTACTCCGATGCCTTCTAGCTTTGAACCTACAATGCCAATAGAACCTATGAATAGAATTGAACCGGTGCTAGATACTCCTAAGGCAGCAACCAGAAGAGCTATAAAACCTAAGTTAGATTAAAATGCAAAAACCTACTACTTCTGATCCAAGTTTTAAAAACTTTATTGAAGGGCTAAAGAACACTAACGTTAGCGCTGTGGAACCTCGGCCTGTTCAAGTAGGTCAATTACAACCTGAATCTGATGTAGTAGGTAGTCAAACTGAAGGATTAAATACTCTTTATAGAGAAGAAAAAGACGCTAACAAAGAACAAAAAGAATTCTATAAGTTACAAAAGCAACACAATTTAATACAAGAAAATCAATTTAAACTAATAATTAAAAGTTTAGAGAATCTTAATAAGTTATTTTCGGTTAAGACTGGCATTCAAAGTAAAAAAGATGGAGAAGGTAAAGAAGGTAAATTAGATTACAAAGGTCTACCCGATCAAGCGAAAGATTTAACATATTCGGAAGTACTTAAGCAGGGTGTGGCAAAAGTTAAAGGAGTAGGTAGTAGTGTTAAGAGTATGGGTAAAAGTATAGTTAGTGCTTTTAAAGACCCTGCCTCTGCTGTTAAAAGTCTTTACAGTAACGTTAAAGGCTCTACTAAGAGTATGGTAGAAAATGTTAAAGATATAGCAAGTACAAAAGAAGACTACACCCCGGAGCAAGAACGATTTGCTACATCATATGCAGCATCTGCAAAAGGCACACAGTTTCAAAAAGGCGGTAAGAGTGCACTGGAAGCTGGTAAAGATAAGTATGATGCCTTAAAAGCTAAGGAAGAAGAAATTAATGTCGTTAAAGAGAAGATGGCTGTTCCAGCTTCTCAAGGCTTTGATCCGCTTAAAAAAGATGTAAAAGAATTATCTAAACTAGAAAATCAATTTGCTAGTATTGACCCTAGGGTAAAAAAAGAAGAAGTTTTAAATAATAAAATTAATACTGAAGTTGTAAAAAAAGAACGTGAATCAGAAGTTACAGGTGGTGTAGGTGCAGATAAGCCTGTATCTTTAGAGACGGATTTAGTTACTAAAAAAGTAATTAAGAAAGAACGTGAATCAGAAGTTACAGGTGGTGTAGGTGCAGATAAACCGGTTATGGTTAATCAAGAATCTGATAACGTTGTTAGTGCTCCAGAAGCAGTGGCTGAGAGCACAAAAGCAGACTTAGAGGTATCTAAACAGTTATTAGAAACTACTAGGGAACAACTTACTGTATTAAAAGAGATTAAAGAAGCTCTATCTCCAGAAACACCCAGAGAATTAACTGAACAAAAAAGTGCACCATCAGCTACGGAAAAAAATAGTGGCGGTGGCTCATTACTAGATACCGCTATGGATTTAGGTAGTGATTTACTTGGTAGAAATAAAGGAGTACCAGGCAAAGGGGTACCTAAAGGGCCTGGTAAGCCTTCCTTGGGTAGTAGAATC